CGACGCTAAAGGGCAGTTTGTTGTACATGACAGCGGTACAACGACGATGGATCACATCCCGTTTGCTATCGCCTACTCGAACCGCGTGAACTTCATGGAGTCACGCCCGCCGCTTGAGGACATCGCCAACCTCAACCTCAAGGCATACCAGGTTCAAAGCGACCTCGATAACCAGCTGCATATCAGCGCTGTGCCGATGCTGGCGTTCTATGGCTTCCCGCAATCCGCAGAAGAGGTCAGCGCCGGTCCAGGCGAGGCAATCAGCTTCCCAAGTGACGGGCGGGCTGAATACATCGCTCCCCCCAGCAACGCTTTCGATTCGCAGTTCCGCCGCCTCGATCAGCTCGCTAGCCAGATCAACGAGCTAGGTCTCTCTGCTGTTCTCGGTCAGAAGCTTTCTGCTGAGACCGCTGAGTCGAAGCGCATCGACCGCAGCCAAGGCGATAGCACGATGATGGTCATCGCGCAGAACATGCAAGACCTAATCGACAACTGCTTGGCTCACCATGCCCATTATCTAAATATCGAGGAAGTGGGTAGCAGCTTTGTTAATCGTGACTTCCTTGGTACTCGTCTGGAGCCTCAGGAGATTCAAGCGCTCCTGCAGCTTTACACGGCTGGCACGATTACCCAGAAAACTCTGCTTGACCAGCTTTATGAAGGCGAGGTCCTGGGCGATGAGTTTGACGTCGAGGAAGAGCTGGAATCAACTCAGGCAGGCGGTTACGTCGAGATGGCACCGCCTGAACCTCGCGCTACTAACGCGATCCCAGAAGAGTCAGCAGAGCCGGAAGATACAGAAGAGATCCCGGCATAGTGAGGCAACCGGAGCAGTCCAATGAGCGCATCGAAGCCGCGCAAACAGCAGCTCACGGTTCTGCAAAAGCCGCTAGCGGATCCTATCTTTGCCGTCGTCCGCTGCACCTGGTTTCGTGAGGGCAAAGAATACGAAGTCGAGGAGATGCAGTTAGAAGAGGATGTCGAGCACGTCGAGTTCGTCTTGCATGAGCTGATCGAACGTTGCTTGCGGGCTGGTGCTGATGTCCTGGTTATGACCCCTTGCCCAGCGGAAGAGATAGGGATCGTGGCATGACGCAGCACGCTGAGTTCTATCGCAACGCGATTGACCTGAATCGCTATAGCAACGGTGTTACCAGTCGCATTGTCAGGGCGTATAACGACGTCATCCTTGACACGACCGAACGACTAGCAGCGCTAGATCCTAGTTCTGCGCCACAGACAGCAGCTCGTCTACGCGCAATCCTTGCTCAGCTAAAGGAGTCGCTAGCTACCTGGTCAGGCAATAGCACGATGCTGATGACCGAGGAGCTTCAGGGGTTGGCTGTCCTGCAAAGCGACTTTATGGTTCAGCAGCTCAGGGATCTACAGCCTCCTGGTGCTCCGGTAGTTGTTCGCACTGTCGAGATCAGCCCGCAGTTCGCTCAAGCGGTTGTCACCTCCGACCCAACGCAGCTCGGCATCGTTTCTCTAAGCGATCAACTGCCAGGCGCTGTCCGCACCGTAGCTCGCGTTACCGTCGCTGATGGCGTGACTCTTACCTTGCCAAACGGTCAGATCGTACGGAAGGCGTTTCAGGACATCGGCACGGCACAAGCAGAGCTATTCGCGCAGGCTGTTCGGAATGGTCTCCTGACTGGCGAATCGACTGACAGTATTGTCCGCAGGCTTAAGGGAAGGCTGAACCGCGAACGGCTCGGGACTGTTAATCAACAGATTCAACAGGGCGGATTAGTTACGGCTCGTGCGAATAACCAGATCCGCGCCATCGTCCGCAGCAGCATCACTCAGGTCAACGACGCTGCGATGCAACAGGTTGCCTTAGCGAACCCAGATGCAACCAAGCGGTATCGCTACACCGCTGTCCTTGATAGCCGGACCTCCCCGATCTGCCGAGCACTTGATGGCAAGGTCTATAACTGGGGCGAAGGACCAGAGCCCCCTGTCCATTTCAACTGCCGTTCGATGCGGGTGCCGCTTGTTAAAGGCTTTGCTAAGCGAACGTTAGAACTCAGGCAAACCTACGGCGAATGGCTGCAAGCCAACCCGGAGCAAAAGCAAAAGGTGTTTGGTAGTAAGACGCCTTACTTCAACTATCTCTCTAAGAAGTACGGACCAACTGATGCTGTCCGTCGTTTTGTCCGTGAGGATGGGACCGAACTAACCTTGAGTCAACTGGCTAGCAAGTATCCCAATGTCAAACCAGGAGTTCCAGGCGATTAACCTCAACGGCGAGCAAGTGCTCGCTAGGCAGGTCAGGCTCCAAGACGGCACCCTGCAATGGCGCAATAAGTTCGGTTTAGCCTTAGGTCAAGTGGAGCCGATCAATGGCAAAGGCGACCAAAAGGCAGCAAAAGAAGATCGGAAAAGTAATGGAGGAGTACAAAACGGGGAAGCTAAAAAGCGGCAAACCGGGACCGGGAAAGGGACCCAAGGTAAAAAGCCGCAAGCAGGCGGTAGCAATCGCGCTGCGTGAAGCAGGCGTCAAGAAAAAGGGAGGGAAGAAATGAAACGCGGTGACCGTGTCAGCTGGGTGTACCAGGGCACCAGGACCTACGGCGTTGTAACTAGCACCCCTGGAGCTGGCAGCCATTCGATTAAGGGACCAACAGGCGGCACTGTTACCCGGCTCGGCACTGCTGATGATCCGGTCGTTGCGATCAAGTCCGAAAGCACCGGCAATCCTGTCCTTAAAAAACGCTCTGAGCTGTCCGCAGCACCGAGGCGGAAATGATTAACTATCGCGGTGAGCAGTTCGACGGCTACAACAAGCCGAAGCGGACGCCAAGCCATCCGAGCAAATCTCACGCTGTCCTCGTCAAAGAAGGCGACAAGGTGCGGCTAATCAGGTTCGGTCAGCAGGGCGTGTCAGGCTCACCAGCACGAAAAGGAGAATCAGCAGGGGACAAAGCCAGAAGGGCATCGTTTAAGGCGAGACACGCCAAGAACATCGCTAAAGGCAAGATGTCTCCCGCATATTGGGCTGACAAGGTTAAGTGGTAGCTTCCTGATCATGTATCCAGGTTTTCAGCTCTGCGACATACCAGCGCAGATCTTGAGCCTTGGCTGCGTGCCAACAGTTGCCGGTTGCAAGATATTCAGCCATGTGGCGGTCTATCGCCTTCAGGCATTGATAAATCAGGGGATTCCAAGGCTCACGCACTGGCGTGTTCCATTCCCGTTTTGACATCCCTAGTTACCAACCACTAATCTAGGTCCGCCAATAAACCCTGCGGGTTTTATGTCTGACGAGATTCAAGCTCAGGAGCCTGCGGCGCCTGGAGCGGAACAAGAGATTGCTTCGCTGCAAAAGCGGCTAGAAGCAATGGACAAGAAAAACGCTCAATTGCTCGACGAATACAAAAAAGCAGTTGATCGAGCAAAGGCAGTTCCTGATGGTGTTGACATCGAGGAGCTGATTCAGTTCAAAAGACAAGCCGAGCAGCAGGAACTCGAATCACAGGGGAAATACTCCGAAGCGAGGCAAGCTCTGGAGCAGCAGTTCCGTGAGGCGACGGCGGAAAAGGACAAGCGCATCGCAGAGCTAGAGCAGCGTGTTCGTGAGCTTGAGCTGCTAACGCCTGCTGTTAGCGCCTTAGCAGACATTGTGCATGATCCAGACCTGATCATGAAGACGAAGCTGTCGCCGGATCAGATCGAGCGTGAGCCTGACGGCACGGTTGTCGTTGTTGATGGCTACCAGCGCACCCCGGTTCAGGAATGGGCGAAGACCCTGCCTACTTGGATGCAGAAGCAGCCGAAGCCTCAGGGCAGCGGCGCACCCATCGGACGCAGCTCCGGCGAAATCCCCGCTGGCGTTGCTAATCCGTTCCTGCCTGAGAGTTACAACCTGACCGAACAATCACGACTGTTTAAGACTGACCGTGATTTATACGAAAGGTTGAAAGCACAAGCAGCACGTTAAACTTCCAGCAAACCGGCTGCGCTGGTATTAGGGCTGCGCCCGTTCTGTAAAAACACTTTTGGACTTAAACGATGGCGACTCTTCGGTCGGACATCATCGTTCCTG